ACCTAACATTGTGTTACGTGGTTTCATGTTAATCACTGGCGAACCAGCTCTGATAAAACCAACCCATTTATTAGATTTCTTTTCTTTTACACCTATCTTTAAATTTTTACCAGGTACACTTGACATATTAGTGTGTGATGATATTAGATTTAAATATGAATTAAATGTTGTTTTATCTGGTTCCGTTATCTCAAACTCCATATCTTCAGGTGACATATCAAAGTTATCAAAGATTTCTGTTTCAGGACCCATGCCTGGTAAACTAGCCGATATAGTATCATTTAGTTGACTCATCTTTTGATCTTTCATGTATTCGTCAATACGAGTAAACTGTCCAAAGTAATTGTTAAATATGCCTGAACAATATAATGCTTGATCTGTAGTAAGGGTGTTATTTTTCATTATTCCACATTATCATTAATATTACTGGTATACACATTATCATTATATAACATAAAAGTGCTCCTGTCAAGCTCATACTTCATTACCCCAACTGTGCCAGTTGTTTCTTTTTCTACGAGCAAAGAGTTCAACATAAGGACCATCTAACATATTTTCTATATGATTATACACAATATCTGGCTTTCTACTATGTTCTTGCCTTTGTTCAACCACTAATTGTGGTATACTCTTACTGTTTCTTTTTGGTTTACCTCTTGTTGCTAGTAAACACATTTCTGGATTTGATCTTGTCCAATATCCTAAACCTGTAAAAAATCCTAAACTCTTACTATTTGTTTTTGCCCATGTAAAACCTACTGTCTTATACTTGAAACCCCAGGCGTCTATTACTTTAAATGCCTGATCTAATAATGGGTCAACTACCCACATTAACAATACAGAGTTGTCATTAGCAAGGTCACCAACCGGTAACTTACATATATCTTCAAGGTTCATACAAGGATAATGCTGTGTAGCATTTCTACCTTCACCTTTTTTACTATAACTTTTAAAGTACCATGGTGGGTCAGCGTAGATCACTCCAAATTTTTTGTCTGTTTTAAAATCCATTTAAAACCCATAAGTATTTAATTAGTAAAAGTATTAATACAAATCTAGGTAGAGACCAATCGGTTCTCATAGCTAATATACCACCAGTGGCAAACCCCCAATGAATACAAACTAAAGATATAATTAGGTTCATCCGAAAAATGCCTCCAAGTTGGCCGTTGGTTCATCTGTCCAACCAATAGATTGTAATATAAATCTCATAGGATCTAAAAATGTTTTAGAGAATTGTGTTTCATAATCTATATATTCTTGTAGTTCAAACTCTTTTGGTAGTGTTGTTATATAACTGATAACATCAAACTTAAATGGATTGGCTTCTATTAATTTAAGAAACTTTAACTTATCTCCTTCTTGTATATAGGGATACTTTTGACCAAGTCCAAACTGTTTAAGTTGATGATTATAAATCAAAGCACCTTTGACATGAATAGGTGTACCTTTAATAAAAACGTTACTAGCATGTCTATATTTTTTTAAATTATTACAACTTCTAGGAAAAGATATTTGTTCAGCAGACATAGTAAAAAACTCTTTCTTAAAATCAGCAATAAACTTATGTAAGTCTTTTTGTTCTTTACCCATAATGATTTTGATTGCCTCTTTAATCTTACCTCTACAAACTTGTGGTGTAGATGACTTCACAGCTTCAATACCCATAATCTTTAGTTTAGGTTCTGATAGTCTAACACCTTCCTCATCTAATACATTTAACATATATCTTTTTTTAGCCACCCATATACCTTTATTGGCAACCACTTCTCGTTTCATAACCATACAATTTTTAAAAGCATTTGTGTATTCAGATAGTTCATCAAAACACTTTTCAATAAAAGGTTCAATTCTACTACCAACAACCTTATCTAAAAAATTACAAATCTGATCATTGTCTTTACCCTCACAAGTCTTTTCTACTAGTTTGTCAAGTGTAACATAAATTGAATCTGTATCAGACGCCACGATATAATCTTTTTTGTCTTCATCTTTTAATTTTAAAATAGTATTTAAATAAGTGTTAACCTTTTCTTCAATGAATCTAATAATGAATTGACCTGCTGTTGTAATAGCAGCTGCTTGTCTTACATCATAGTATCTAAAGTATTGGTTACCTACAGCACCATAAGCTGAGTTAAGAGCAATCTTTCTTGCCCATTGAATATTGTGGCAACGAGATATTTCTCTGACAAGTTTAGGGTCTTTTGTCTTTTCATATTCTTTTTTAGCCTTTAACATTCGTTTCTTGTAGATGACTCTTTCATTGTACATTGTTTCCATCATTTCAGGTAAGAAACCTTGACTATCTGTTTTAAACAAGGCACCATTAGGTGTAACACATGCTCCGTCTGTTTTTAAATGAGAGAGTGGTGTCGTTTTAGCTAACATCTTATTCACTGAAATTCCAGATGAGTTAACTCCTAATATTTTTTCTGGAGAAATATTGTATTGTATAATAATATGAGGATAAAGACTGTTTATATCCATACTTACAATCCATTTGTGCTGACCAAGTTGAGGTTCTTTTACATAAGCACCCTCATACTTCATGTCTTTTATATGTTCTTCTCTTGGAGGTACACAAATATTCTTTTTCAATAAATGGTTTGCTATCAAAGTATCCCATACTCTAACTTGTGAAAATATATCACCATAGTTTACTTTACTCTCATAAGCAACAGTTAATGATAGGTCAATTAGACCTAGTTTATCTTCTAGTCCATCAACAATCTCTACGTCTTGTATATTGTAATCAACAAATGATTGAAAGTCTTTTGTATACCAATCTTTAAATGTAGGGTATGGCATGTCGTCTTTACCACGACCAAGTTCTAACTGGCCAATGAAGTCAAGTTTATAACTCTCTTGTCTTTGTGGTATAAACCATTTGTATAGTTCAAGGTAATCTAAATTAGTAATACCAAATAGAGTATAAGCTGTTTGAGTTCTACCTCTTGCAATTATCTCCTCACTTTTAATTATACCCCAAGGTGACATCTTATTTGCCACTTTATCACCGGCCACCATTTTAATTCTATTCATCAAGTAAGGTAAATCAAAGAATTTTGTATTCCAACCTGTCATAACATCTGGATAATTTTTAATCCAAAATTTCATAAACTCCATAAGGAGTTGATTTTCATTCTTACATTTAATGTACGTTACATCTGATCTATCGGTCTTAAAGTCACCGACACCCCATGTTATAATTTGTTTGTTTGAATGATTTTTAACTGAAATACAAAGTAGTTCCTCAATAGGATTTTCTACATCAGGAAAACCATTTTCACAAGTAGTTTCTATATCAAGTGTAAAGATTTTAATTGCTTCTTTGTCCCACTTAATATCTTCAGGATATTCTTTACCAATATATTGATAATGGTATCTTTCTAATCCGTAAATAGGTGAATTATGAGTGGCTACATCTCGTCTAAATCTACGAGCAGCGTCTATATTTTTAAATGTAATTGATTTTAGATTTTGTCCTTGTAGAGTTTTATATTCTGTTTGTTCTTGTGTTAAAGAATATAAAGTAGGACCAAAATCTAATTTCTCTTTGAAGTCTTTACCATCATGTACACCACGAATTAGTAGTTTGCCTCTATGTTCAATAACGTTTTTATAAAAATTCACTTAAATTTCCCCTCTTAAACGATTCAACATTTTTTCTATTATACACCATTTCTTTTGATAAGGTAAATGGCATTTTATTTGTTTCTGTATATTTTTCTTCACCTGGCCTTTTGATTTTCCATTTTAAATCACTATGTTTTGGATAGTTTGTAGACCATATTTCAGTTGATTTTTTTAAGTTTTTTCTATCTTTTTTTGTCATAGGGTAAATATATCTAAATTGTTTACCTTTTACTCTACTTAATTCTAATTCTTTTAATTGTTGTGGATTAGGCCTCATACCTACTTTACGGTTTTTAGTATTAGGTATTTGACCTTGTATTGTTCTAGGATGTATCTTTTCACCAGTTTTTGAAATATATGTATCTGTAAAAGAAAAACCACCATATAAAAAATTAGCTGCTTGATAAACATAACCAGGTTTACCAACCAAACCATCTGCCCACGTAAAAAGATAATTGATTGATGTATTTTCTTTTAACCACTTTACAGATAATTTTAATAATTGTGACTCTGAATTTCTAGGCATTTTATCGTCCATACACATCTTACCTATTTCAAAGTAATCTTTTGTATCTAAATTAGGAAATAGTTTTTGTATTGTGTGTTTTGGTCTTGTGCCCCAACCAAATGTAATAACACCTACAAGTTCATCATTATCAAAACAACCTAAAAAATGTTTTGTTAACCTAGGCATTACTGCTGAATAATGTCTTGTAGAAATAAAATCAGCAGCTATAAATTTGTTCACTATTTTTAATATCATTTTGTTAAATATTTCCAACTATGTGGAAACTTTTCATTACATAGTTTATACATCTCATCTGCCACATCTCTAGTTTCTTTTTGTGTATCTGGTTTACATCTCAAATTACATACCCTAGAAAAAGCATATAATGTTCCTGACCAATACCATTCTGTCATCATTGATTGTGGTAATACCATACGTGCTTGTTCTGGTGCCACACCTTTTGCTAACAAAGTGTTGTAAAGTATTAGACAACTCTCCATAACTGATTCCATACTATAATTAATTGTTTGATCTAGTTTAATCTCACCATCACTACCTTGTTTAGAGTTCTTTGGTCGACCTCTCCATGTTTCTGGTTTATATAGTTCAGGTGGAAAATCAACATAACGTCTGCTGACTTCATTCCATGCTAAACCTACTTGATGTTTAACTAATTGTCTTGCTACAAAGATAGGCGCTTTAATTCTGAATTGTAAACTAGCGTGAGCAAATGGAGACCAATGATTATGTTCCGCTAAATACTTAATAAGTTTTTCATCTGATATATCTAAGCTATCTTTAGTCTTTGAGTAACTTACTCTAGCAGCGTTTACTACTGTCAAGTCATCTCCCATTATGTCTACTAGTTCAACCTTTATCATATTATAAATCTTTTAATAGTGTAGATAGTATATTAGGGTATTCTAACAATTAAACCGTCTAACTTTTCAGTTAAATCAATTTGACAAGCCAACCTACTATTCTTTGTTGCCTTGTGTTCATAATCTAAAAGTTCTTGCTCAGCACTAGACTCTTTTATCTTACCAACCTTGTCAATCCATTTATCATCAACAATAACATGACATGTACAACAAGCACAACTGCCACCACAATCAGCATCAATTCCTGGAATATAATTTTCTTTAGAATAATACTTTGAGGCCTCCATCAAAGAGTGATGTACAGGCACCTCAACTGTTTCATGCTTCTTATCATTATCATAGTAGAAAGTAACCTTAACGTTCTTCATTAACCGCCTATTTTTGGTATTGATGTTTCTGTTATAAGTCCTGATGGTTTAGTAATTATCTTACTGGTGTTTGCTTCGTAATTTGATTTGATGTCATCTTTAGGTTCTGTGATGAAGACAATTTTGTCTTTAGTAACTGTAATTGTATCACTCTTACCAAAAGCATTATACAACGACATCATCAATTGTATTGGTTGTCCTGGTGCTGATTGTTGTGGTATGATTACAAATGGTTTATGTAAACTTACACCTTGATCGTTTTCACCTACTTTAGCAATTACATCTTCGCCTGTAGATAGTCTTAATAACTTCACTTCTTGCATAATATCTCCTTAAATTATTTGTTTATAATATAACATAGATTGACTTAAATGTCAATGCTTATTTTTCGTCATTGTCTTCTTTATCTGGTTCAAAACCAACTCTTTTATCTTTACCTTTTTTATCAATAGGTTTTAAACGTTTACTCAATACAAATGTTCTATTAGGGTTGACACTAATATTCATTAATCGCATTAAATTTCTATTTACAAGTAAGTCGGAACCTGATCTAGGTCTTTGATCTAAACCAACTTCTACATCTTTATACGTAAAACCATTAAATGTTAAATCCATTAATATAGTTGGTCTTGTTTCAGATGGTTCATTCGTAGCATTTGATCTGAATACTTTACTTATACCGTGTCTAGGTTTACTAAATGTTTTACCATTGTATTTCCATTTAATAATTTTACCTTCTTCTAAAATTTCATCAGCATGTAAAGCACAAGCCTGAGAACCGTTACCAGTGTCAAACTTAACTCTTACTTTACCTACTTCATCTAACTCAACTGTTTCTAACCAACCAGTTTCTATAAGTGATTGTCTATCCCAATGAGCTCTATCTGTAACATAATCTACTACATTGGCCATCATTTTTTCGCCATCTATTCTTCCAGCTGGTTCTGCATCAGCATAATAATCTCTATGTTGATAACCTTCATAATCAGCTCCTGATCCAGGACTACCATTTACTTCTAATAGATATGGTTTGTTTTTAAATATGATATGATCTACACCACACATATATGTTCTGGATACTCTACTTGCCTTTAATACAAGTTCTCTTTCTTCATCACTCAATATGTAAGGTGACGCTTCTGCGCCTCTGTGTGTGTTTGATCTAAAGTCATAACTACTATGGCTTCTTTTTGTACTAGCAAATATTTTGTTATCTACTATAAATGTTCTTACATCAAAATCACTAGGCATATATTCTTGTATTAGAAGTTCGGCCTCTAGTTTCCACATGGCTTGTACAGTTGCCACAAGGCCTTCGTAACTTTCTATTTTGATTACTCCTACGCCTTGTGTTCCTGTTAGTGTTTTTAATATGATTGGGAATTTACCCCCTACCATATCAACACCACTTTTAATATTGTTTTCGTTTGAAATAAATGCTGTTTTTGGAGTTGGTAATCCAAATTTTTCAAATAGTAAAGCTGATGTTAGTTTATTATCACAAGTCAACATTGATGCTCTTGTGTTCATCATAAATGCTTGTGAGTTTTGAAATGCTGATATTAATGAAAGACCTGCTTCGTCTTCAAGTGCACCACCTCTAGTTATACAAACTGTATCTCTACCTACAAAAGTATGTTCACCTTGTTTACCATCATAGTTGTAAACAGTAAGTGTTCCTTTGTCTTCGTCTTTAGCTGTGATGATAGTTGATTT